GACGGTCAAGAATGGCCTTTCCTTAAAACTACTTATACACAAACACTTACTATCGGCACTAGACAGTATAGCTTTCCCTCAGACTACTCTAGTGTTGACTGGGATACGTTCTATCTTAAGAAGCTAAGCTCAGAGGGTAACAGCCCAATGAACTTGAAGCCTATGTCTTTTGAGGAGTATACACAGAATGTACGTGCAGCAGATGATAGTGGTGATCAAGTAAACGGTGATGGACCTCCTATTCGTGTATATCAAACACTAGGTGAATCTTTCGGTGTTACACCTATCCCTAACGCAGCATATGAAGTAGAATACGTATATTGGTCTTACCCTTCAGACATGACATTGTATGATGACGTAGCGGTTATACCTGATCGTTTCAAGCACGTAGTTATTGATGGTGCTATGATGTTTATGATGCGCTTCCGTAGCAATGAACAAAGTGCAGCTATGCATCAGAATAACTTTGAGGATGGTATCAAGTCTATGCGTCGAGTGCTTATGGATGATGCTATCTCTGTTCGTTCTACTGTTATAGGTAAATCAAGAACTAGTTCATTTAATGACGGTGCATAATGGCTGATAACTTAGCATCATTTAAAGTATCCTGCCAAGGCGGTCTTAACACTAGTCGTGATGTGTTATCACAAGGTGAGACTCAGCCTGGTTCAGCTATCTCTTTGATTAACTATGAACCTGCTGTTACTGGTGGCTATCGTAAGATCAGCGGTTTTAGTAATGACTACGGTACAGTTACAGGTAAAGCTAATACTTCTGTTCTAGGTGTTTGTGTAGCTAATGGTGTCAACGATGGTATCTTAGCTTGTAGAGAACAGACTGTAGGTAATGATTACTTATTATACTGGGACAATGCTACATCAGCTTGGGTTAATGTAACTACTTCTGGTTCACCTACAATGACAGGTGTAACAAAGGTACGCTTCACTAAGTACAACTGGGGTAGTCCAAAGGTAATGCTTACTGATGGCATCAACCCTGCAGCTACGTATGATGGTACAACTTATACGCAGATCACACACGCAGATGCACCCAGCGCACCTAGATTATCACACGTATTTAAGAACCATATGTTCCTAGCAGGTGATCCTAGCGAAGACACGAATCTTTATTTTAGTGCACCTTACGATGAGACTAGCTTTGCTGCTGCTGATGGTGCTGGTGTTATTAACGTAGGCTTTCCTGTCGTAGCTATCAAGTCCTTCCGTGACATACTGTATATCTTTGGTAGTAATAACATTCGTAAGTTAGCAGGTGACAACATCTCTAACTTTGTACTACAAGAAGTTACAGATGACCTTGGATGCCTAGCTACAGATAGTGTTATTGAGATCGGTGGTGACCTACTATTCTTATCACAAGATGGCTTACGTCCTGTTAGTGGTACAGACAAGATTGGTGACGTTAACCTAGAGACAGTATCAAAAGACATTCAGTCTATCTTTACTGACATTGTGTTTGATATTGACCTAGAAAGTCTTAATGCTGTAGTAATACGACAAAAGACACAATTCCGTTACTTCTTTGGTGCAGCAGACTCTCAAGGTATTATTGGTGGCTTCAGACAAACACCTAACGGTTTGCAGTTTGAGTATAGCCAGATGCTAGGTATTACAGCTACTTGTGCTGATAGTGGATACATAGGGCAGAATGAGTTTGTACTTCACGGTGACAATGATGGCAGAGTGCATAGGCAAGAACGTGGTAATGACTTTAATGGTGAAGACATCTTTAGTTTATTCCAGACACCGTTCTTCCATATGCAAGACCCAGAGCAACGTAAGGTGTTCTACACAGTAGCAACATATCTACGTTCTGAAGGTGATAACGAGATTGTTATGTCTGCTTTGTATGACTACGAAGATGTTGATACTCTTAGCCCTACAAACTTTACATTAACAACTACAGGTGCTGCAGCTTACTATAATGAAGCACTATATGATAGTACAGCAATCTTTGATGGTAACCCAGCGCCTGTTAAACGGACAAACATTTCAGGTTCAGGTAAATCAGCATCATTTAAATTCGTAACTAATGATTCCAATGCGTCACACAGTATTCAGGGTCTAGTGATCACCTTTGGGGTAGGAGATCGTCTGTGACAATTAAGTACTGTATAAGTTGTAATAAACCTATAGAAAAGAACCCTGTATCTGGACGTAAGTTAAGAAGTGATACAGTTACTTGCTCTAGTACTTGTTGGCATAGAGAATATAGATCATCTGATGAAGGTTGGGCTAAAGACTCTATAAGAAAAGCTAAGAAAAGAGCCAATGTAGTAGAGAAAGGTTTTGATATTACGTGGCAGTTTTTACTTAAACTATTAAATGAACAAAACAGAAGATGTGCAATAACAGGCATTGAGTTTAAGTTTCGTAGTGACTTTGATGGCAGGATGGATCAATACAGGGCTTCTGTTGATAGGATTGACAGCAATAAAGGTTACACAAAAGATAATGTACAGTTAGTCTGTGCGCAGGTAAATATTATGAAACATCAATCTACAGAGAAAGAGCTGCTCTTCTGGGCAACTAAAATAGTGGAAGGGCTAGTATAATGGCAGGTTATAGCAGACAGTCAGTAGCAGACATTATCGCTAATGCGGTTATTAAAGCTGCACCAGTAAACGCAGAGTTTAACGCAATCCGTGATGCCTTTGCTTTATCTGGTGGTCACAAACACGATGGTAGCTCTACTGAAGGTGCTTATGTACCTTTGATTGCTGATACAGACGCATTAAACAAAGTAGTCGTAGACACATCAAACAATCGTATTAGCTTTTACTCAGAAGTAGGTGCTGCTGCAGTAGAACAACTCCGTATTCAAGACGGTGCTATTGTTCCTGTAACAGATGATGATGTAGACCTTGGTGCTGTAGGTGCTGAGTTTAAAGACTTGTACATTGATGGTATTGGCTACATTGATGACGTTACAGTAACAGGGACTGCCACTCTAGCTAACGTTGATATTAATGCTGGTGCTATTGATAACACAGTCATTGGTAATACTACTGCTGTAGCTGGTACATTTACTGATCTTACCTCAACAGGTACGTCAACACACGCCACAGTAGACATTAACGGTGGTGCTATTGATGGTGCTACAATCGGCTCCACTACAGCTTCTACAGGTGCATTCACTACACTGAGTGCTACAGGTACTTCTACACTTACTACTGTAGACATCAACGGAGGTACTATTGATGGTACTACTATTGGTGCTTCTAGTGCTGCTGCTGGTAGTTTTACAACTGTATCGACATCTGGACAAGCTACGCTGGCGAGTGCTGATATTGATGGTGGTACTATTGACGGTGCTGTTATTGGTGGAACAAGTGCAGCAGCTATCACAGGCACAACGATTACAGGAACTAGTCTTGTAGGTCCAGTAACTGGCAACGTCACGGGTAACCTTACAGGTAACGTAACAGGGAATGTCACAGGCGATCTTACTGGTGATGTAACAGGTAACGTTACAGCAGCTACAGGTTCTTCTACCTTTAACAATATGACTATTAATGGCACACTAGATGTTACATCTACAACCATTAACAACGTAAGTGATCCTACTACAGCACAACAAGCCGCTACAAAGAACTACGTTGATACACAGGTAGCTAACCTTGTAGACTCAGCCCCAGGCACACTAGATACACTAAACGAACTAGCTGCTGCGCTGGGTGATGACCCTAACTTCTCCACAACTATTACAACAAGCATAGCAACCAAGCTACCACTAGCAGGTGGTACGATGACTGGTGCTATTGCTATGGGCACTAACAAGATCACTGGACTAGGTGATCCTACAGCTAACCAAGATGCAGCAACTAAGACATACGTAGATACACAACGTGATACACGTCTAGCTCTAGCTGGTGGCACTATGACAGGCGCTATCAGTATGGGTAGCAACCTGATCACTAACGTGACTGACCCTAGCTCTGCACAAGATGCTGCTACAAAGAACTACATTGACACGCTGTTTGGTTCTACTACAGATGCTGCTACAAGTGCTGCTGCTGCAGCTACTTCAGCTTCTAATGCTGCAACTAGTGAGACTAACGCAGCTAACTCAGCTACTGCTGCAGCTTCAAGTGCTACAGATGCTGCTGCTTCGTATGATAGCTTTGATGATCGTTACTTAGGTGCTAAGGCTTCTGGTCCAGCTACAGATAACGATGGTGATGCACTTATCACTGGTGCTTTGTACTTTGACACTACAGCTAACTTGATGAAGGTCTATGATGGCTCTTCGTGGGTAGATGCTGGTTCTGCTGTTAATGGTACTGCTGAACGTCAAGTATATACTGCTACATCTGGTCAAACTACATTTGCTGTAACGTATGATGTAGGCTTTGTTGATGTATATCTGAACGGTGTTAAGCTAGTCGTAACTACAGATTTTGCTGCTACATCAGGTACATCTATCGTATTGACTACAGGTGCTGCTGCAGGTGACATCGTAGACATTATCGCTTATGGTGCGTTTAACATTGCTAATACTTACACACAATCTGCTGCTGATGCACGGTTCTTACAAGTAAGCAATAACCTGTCTGACTTAAATGATGCAGCTACAGCACGTACTAACTTGGGTGTTATTACTACCCTAGTAGAAGACACTACGCCACAGTTAGGTGGTAACTTAGACCTGAATAGCTCTGACATTACAGGTACAGGCAATATTAGTATTACAGGTAGTGTAGGTTTTGCTAACTGGACAATCACAGAGTCTGGCGGCTCACTGTACTTTGCTACAGGTGGTGTGAACAAGATGAAGTTAGACGCAACAGGTAACTTAGACGTTGTAGGTAACGTAAATACGAATGCAACAATAACGTAATAAGCTAATAGTGGAAGGACACGAAGATGGCTATTAAAGTAGGTGGTACAGAGGTTGTCTCTGATGCACGGGCATTAAGTAACATTACAAGCATTGATGCCACAACGGCTGCTGCTATTGGAGCAGGTGGAGTTGGTGGTGGTGGTGAAGTAGACTTTACCGCATCAGGTAGCTTAACTAATGGTGACCTTGTTAAACTTAACTTAGATGGTACTGTTAGTGTTATTGAAGGCGGCGGTGCAGGGACTCCTGCTGTTTTTGAAAGTGCAGCTGTTAATACAACTTCTTCGACTTTTGATAGTAACTCTAATAAAGTAGTCATTGCTTATAGGGATCAAGGTAACAGTTACTATGGTACTGCTGTAGTAGGGACTGTAAGTGGGGATTCAATTAGTTTTGGTACTCCTGTTGTTTTTCGGAGTGGAAACACTGGTACACTTTCCACTACATTTGACAGTAATTCAAATAAAGTAGTTATTGCTTTTAGCCAATGGGATCTCAGCAATTACGGTGCTGCTATCGTAGGAACAGTAAGTGGTACATCTATTTCTTTTGGTAGTGAGACTGTTTTTGAAAGTGCAACCACTAGTTATATCTCTGCTACTTTTGATAGTAATTCTAACAAAGTAGTTATTGCCTATAGAGATGCTGGTAACTCTAGTTATGGTACTGCTGTAGTAGGAACTGTAAGCGGTACATCTATTTCCTTTGGCACCCCAGTAGTCTTTGAGAGTGGATACTCTCAATATATCTCATCTACATTCGACAGTAACTCAAATAAAGTAGTTATTGCTTATCAAGATAGTAGTAACTCTGACTATGGTACTGCTGTAGTAGGAACTGTAAGCGGTACATCTATTTCCTTTGGTAGTCCTGTTGTATTTGCAAGTTCAAACAGTGCTACTATTTCTCCTACATTCGACAGTAACTCAAATAAAGTAGTTATTGCTTATGCCGATAATAGTAACAGTGGTTATGGTAATGCTGTAGTAGGAACTGTAAGTGGCACATCTATTTCTTTTGGAACTCCTGTAGTATTTGAAGAGGGAAGCATTAGTTATATTTCTGCTACTTTTGACAGTAACTCTAATGAAGTAGTTATTGCTTATAGGGATAATACTAATCCTTATTACGGCACTGGTGTCGGTGGAACTGTAAACGGTACTTCTATTTCTTTCGGGGGTGCTTCTATTTTTGAAAGTGCAGAAGTTTATTATGTTTCTGCTACATTCGACAGTAACTCTAACAAAGTAGTTATTGCTTATAGGGATAATGGTAACTCTAGTTATGGTACGGCTGTAACATTTAAACCTTCAGACGTAGTAAATTGGATAGGCTTTGCATCAGAAGATGCAGCAGACGATGCAACAGCTACTATTAACATAATCGGTGGTGTGAACGAAGGGCAGACAGGTCTTACAATAGGCTCTAATTACTATCTGTCTGATGACGGAACACTAACGACAACTACTACTGATGGACGTGAGGTTGGACGAGCTATTGCAGCAGATAAAATTATGATTACACAAGGGAGCATCTCCTAATGAAAACCTTAGTTAAAGATAACAAATCAATCTACATCTTTGATGATGCTGAAGTACTGGACATCACAGCAGATAACATTCAGGTAGGTGAACCTGCACGTTTTATCATCAGTGACTGCAACTCGTCTAACATCACACTGTACACTGATGTAACACCCCCAGAAGATTGGACAGGAAACAAGTATCTCTTTGATGGTACAACTTGGACAGCAAATTCTGATTGGGTAGACCCTGCTACACTAGAGGAACAACCAAATGAGTAAAGCAAGAACGTTAGCCGATATTGTAGCAGCAGGTAGTCCACTTGTAGATGGTACTATTGAAACGACTGACATCACGAATGTTACAGCCAGTGCTACTGAATTGAATTACGTAGATGGTGTTACATCTAATGTGCAGACACAGCTAGACACTAAAGTAGAAACACTGAGTGATCTTAGCATTACAGCTACAGCTACTGAGTTGAACTATGTTGATGGTGTTACTTCTGCTGTACAGACGCAGTTAGACGCAAAGATGACTCCTACTTATACTGGTGACGTAGACATTACTGGTGAGCTACTTGTTGACAGCTACAACGAAACCTACGCAGCGGTAACATCATCCTCTAACGCCACTACGGTGGACTGTGAGGCAGGTAACGCATTCAGCCACACACTGACAGAGAACACTACGTTCACGTTCTCCAACCCACCTGCCAGTGGCACTGCGTATAGCTTCAGCATTGAGATTATTCAGGATGCATCTGCGTCTGGGTTCACGGTCACTTGGCCTACAAGCGTAGACTGGCCCAGTGCAACGGCTCCTACACTAACAGCTACTGCTTCAGCTAAAGATGTCTTTGTGTTCTACACTCGTGATGGCGGCACAACATGGTATGGCTTCACAGCGGGTCAAGCACTGGGGTAAGATATGGCGACTAAAAAGAAACTGTTAGAAGCTGCTGCGGGTGCTGCTGGTGGTGGTGGCGGCCTGAACGTAGAAGATGTGTTCAGCACTTATTTGTATGAGGGGAATAGCTCTACACAAACGATCACCAACGGCATTGATCTTGATGGCGAAGGTGGGTTGGTTTGGACTAAAGGTAGGACTACGTCTTTTGATAACAGGTTACAAGACACTGAAACAGGGTTGCCTAATTTACTATATTCAAACTCAACACTTGCAAATATAACTGATTCAACTGGAATTACCTCATTTAATACAGATGGTTATTCATTAGGCAGCTCTATTGGTTTTAATAGGACTAATGATAACTACGCCTCTTGGACATTCCGCAAAGCCCCTAAGTTCTTTGATGTGGTGACTTATACTGGGAATGGAACAAATCAAACTATTAGCCATAACCTTGGCTCTGTTCCTGGCATGATAATTGTAAAAAGACTTGACTTTTCTGGGAGTTGGATAACTTATCATAGAGGCACTAGCGGCTCACCGCAAAACGATTACATGGTGCTACAACTATCCCAAGGCGTTAATACTTGGACTGATTGGAATCAAACCGCACCTACTAGCACTGAATTTTCTGTTGGGTCTGCATACACAAACAAAAATAACGCAAGCTTTGTCGCCTACCTATTCGCCCACAACGATGGTGACGGTGAGTTCGGTAGCGAAGCTGATGCTGATATTATCAAGTGTGGGAGTTATACTGGTAATGGTTCTAGCACTGGCCCTGAGATTAACTTAGGGTTTGAGCCTCAGTGGTTGTTAATAAAAGGAACAAGTTCATCTGATAGCTGGGCAATCTTTGATGTTATGAGAGGGATGACAGTTGGGGCTTCTGATAGTTATCTTTTCCCCAATTCATCTGGTGCAGAATTAAGTTATTCAAGTATTGTAAAACCTACTCCAACAGGCTTTCAGCTAGAAAGTGTTAATTGGAATACAAACGGAAACAACTACATCTACATAGCCATTCGCCGTGGCCCTATGGCTGTGCCGACTGATGCGACTGATGTGTTTGCTATGGATACGCTAGGCGGAACATCACCTACACCCCCAGCTTGGAACTCTGGTTTTCCAGTGGACATGGGAATTTACAGACTTAGAAACTCAACAAGCAACTTTATTCTTAATTCAAGATTAAACCAAGGAAGGCGTTTGATGACAAACGCAACAGACGCAGAGTCTGGCGAGAGTGCTGCACAGTTTGATTATATGAATGGTTACTACGACAGCCCCTCGGCTAGCACTAACTACATTGATTGGATGTGGAAACGTGCGCCCAACTACTTTGATGTCGTTGCTTACACGGGGAACGGAACAGCAGGGCGTACTGTAAGCCATAACCTTGGTGTTGCACCTGAGATGATGTGGGTGAAGGGTAGAGATGCCGTAACTAACTGGTATGTGTATCATAAAGATTTAACTAATGATGTTGATAACTGGTTGAAACTAAATGGCACTGATGCAGAGCAAACTAATACGGGTATATGGAACACTTCCCCTACAGCTACTGATTTTTATCTGTGGAATGGTAGACCAAATAATAGTGGAGAGGATTACATAGCCTACCTATTCGCAAGCCTAGATGGTGTGTCTAAGGTGTTTTCAGTAACAAAGTCCTCTGGCAGCGATGCTTCTGTGAATTGTGGTTTCAGTGCAGGGCCACGTTTCGTATTGCTTAAGCGTACCGACAGCACAGGTGATTGGTATGTATGGGACAGCGAGCGAGGCATTGTCTCAGGTAATGACCCTTACTTGCTTCTGAACAGCAGAGCCGCAGAGGTTACATCTACCGACTACATTGATCCAACATCAAATGGTTTCACTATCGTAAACGGTGGTCTAGCTGATGGGGATTACATTGGATATGCCGTAGCATAGGCCACTCAATCAACTGACACAGGAGACTTTCAATCATGTCAGAATACAGAAACAGAACAACAGGTGTCGTAAAGACCCAAGGGCAGTGGCGCAATGAGTTCGCCAACATGTCCCTACCTCGTGTATGGAAAGCGGCAACCCTAGACGCACTAGACCTAGACCC